TCGTGTTCGTTGTATGTCATTTGGGCTCCATGTTGCGGGCAAGAGAATATTCCGAGACGGCATCATCGACGGATTTACCGTATAAGTAATAATACTTAGCCGTGTCCCATTCGATCCGGCCGGAAATTTGAGGGTACAGGGTGACGAGCTTGTCGGCAAACTCGCCCATCCAGCGCGCTTGTCGCTGGGCTTTAGTCTCTGCATAGTGCCTCATGGCTGCATCCCCCAAAAGTACAGGACAAAGGGAAGCGCCAGGATGGCAGCGACGATAAGCGCGGAAGCAGATTCTCGAATGTGCATTGTCATTTACTCCACTAGACCGGACCGGATTGTCCGGATGAGGGAAACAGTCCCTCACCCTGAAAATCAGCGCACGAGCCCCATTAGCATCAACTCTTCGAGTCCGTAGACCTTGTGCGCGCCACAATCGGTGCAGTGATACTTGCGCGCGTCGGGTTCTACGCTATCGTGTTCGGCACCACATGCCAGGCAAAAGCCCGGATACTCGGACTGGGCCATGAGTCGCTCGGCATACTCGGCCGTCGGTCGCCATTGTTTCGCGCCATTTTTCGCTTGGTACTGTACTTTTCTCATTTTGCGAGCCTCAAGTTGATAACGCGGTGACGGGATCCATGAGCGGGAAACCCGACGATTGTGGTGCGCTGACGTTGGCAGAGTTGGCATGTCGCGCAGGAAACATCGTCGCGCTGGGTGGCCGGGCAAACGACAACCTTGCGACCCTTTGGGGTTTCGGTGTTCTCGGACTGGGTGGACGGCAAAACGACGACGACAGGACCCGCGCCAGTGTCCGCCAGGGTATCGGCATCGGCCAAATCATTGGCGGACAGATTGACAGTAAAGCCCCATTCATTGGCCGTCTGAATCCAGGACAGCGACGCGCCATCGCGGTAATGCGAGTACGTGAACCCGCGACGTCCGCGATTTGCAGCGACAAGCTCGCCCAGGCGGACCGGATCCACTGTCGCACCATCGCCAGGCAAATCGCCCGCTTGGTTGTGGCGCCAGAGTTGGCCATCGGGCAGCGATGCGATGGATTTGCAGAATGTGCCCCAGTCCGTCCCGCGCTGGCCATTGGTGACAGCGCTCCAATGCAGCGCGAGCGGACCCGATGCCGCGTAGCATTCACCGCGCATCGCGCAGTCCGACGGACAGGACTCTTTAGACGTCGTACTGACAGGGATAGGACCGGTCTTAGCGTTAGCGGATTTGAGGCTCAAGTGGACTTGCATTTTGTGGACTCCTTAGTTGATTTGTGGACCATCGGACAGGCCCTAGTGTACAGGATTTTTTTACACTACTGCAATACCCGAGCATTTTGTAGGGTTTTGTGGACCATGGTGGACAGTGTGTGGACTGCGAGCGAGTCCACGTCGCGCGCAGTACTGGCGCGGGTTTGCGGGCATGTGGACCATGTGGACTATTGATTTGTATATCTATAAATAAAAATATAAATATATAGAGAATGGCGCGCCGATGGTCCGCGCATCGCGTCGTTCTGGCGCCAACTCGAAACGCATGGTCCACTGGTCCACATGGTCCACAAATTTAGAATGTAGTGATAATGGGCTATACGTATTCGGATACGTAGCGTACAGGGATATCTTGCAGATATGGGCAAAAAGTACCGCCCACTCCACGCACTCTGTCCCCAATTTTCTGGCCTTTGATCTGTCCCCAATTTCCACGCACCCAGGCTGCGCTATCAATCCCGCCAGTCCGATAGCATTTAGCTAGTGTCGCGTAGGTGACAGATCCCATGCCCGCGAGCATGTTGTTTTTATGCAACATCTTTAAGTTAGTGGGCATTTACTCACATAGATGTTAGTTAGTGGTCACTTCATATAGGGGGGGAGGGGGTCTGGCTTGCTCTGTAAATTTGACGGTGCATCCGCCCCACCTAAAAAGGAAAACGGACTTACACTCCTACCCACTTTCCCGAAAGGAAAAAAAGTGAATTTGCCAAAAACGCTACCGAAGACGGATACAGTCAAAATCCGTGAGCTAAAGGACATGCTGCTAAAGTCTGGCGGCAAGAACGTTGTCCAGAAGGTGATCGACATCGCGCTCGACGACGGCCACCCCGGTCAAATGGCGGCGCTTAAGATGTGCATGGATCGCACGCTTCCGACCAGCTTGTTCGACAAGGAGAAAGGTGCGCGTTCTGCCGTCACGATCAACATCACCGGCATTGGTGATGCGCCCACTATCATCGAAGCCGCCCCAGGAGATGTGACCGATGTCTGATCTGAACTTCTCCCTCCTGCCCTGGCAGCAAGATGTTTACAAGTCCGATGTCCGATTCAAAGTGATCGCCGCCGGCCGGCGCTGCGGCAAGTCACGTTTGGCGGCAACGGCGCTCATCATCGAGGCGCTCAAGTGCCCGCCCGGCTCGGCGGTGCTCTACGTCAGTCCCACGATGGGACAATCGCGCCAGATTATCTGGGACTTGCTGCTCGACCTGGGGCGCGAGGTCATTACGAGCAGCCATGTCAACAACCTAGACATCACGATGATAAATGGCGCGCGTATATACGTCCGTGGTGCCGACCGGCCTGACACGCTGCGGGGCGTGTCACTGACGTTCGCCGTTCTGGACGAGGTTGCCGATATCAAGCCCGAGGCCTGGGAGCAGGTGATCCGGGCGTCTTTGTCGGACAAGAAAGGCCGGGCGATGTTCATCGGAACGCCCAAGGGTAGAAATTGGTTCTACGACCTGTTCAAACTGGGTCAGGCCGAGGACGACACGGATTGGAAGAGCTGGCACTTCACGACAAAGGACAACCCGCTGATCGACCCGACGGAAATCGAGTCGGCTAAGAAGACGCTGTCCTCATTTGCGTTCAAGCAGGAATATTTGGCGAGCTTTGATAACGCGGGATCAAACATCTTTCGGGAAGAATGGATCAAATACGGCGAAGAGCCCAGCAGCGGGAGCTACTTCATCGCGGTGGACTTGGCCGGTTTTGAGGAAGTGGCCAAGCAAGCGGCCAATGCCAAGAAGAGATTGGACGAATCGGCCATTGCAATCGTCAAGGTGACGGAGGACGGCAAGTGGTTCGTCAAGGAAATCGAGCACGGGCGCTGGGATGTCCGGGAGACGGCCGCGAAGATCCTGATGAAGATCCGCGACTACCGTCCACTGTCTGTCGGGATCGAGCGCGGATCGCTAAAAAACGCGGTTTTGCCGTATTTAAGCGATCTGATGCGAAAAAATAACGTCTACGCGCATATCATTGACCTGACGCACGGGAACCGAAAGAAGGCGGATCGCATCATTTGGGCCTTGCAGGGCCGCTTTGAGCATGGCAGAATCGTGCTAAATCAGGACGAAGACTGGTCAGACTTCATCGACCAAACGCTTATGTTTCCTGCTCAAGGGGTGCATGATGATCTGCCTGATGCACTCAGCTACATCGACCAATTGGCTGTGACTTCGTATTTCGAGGGTAGCGAATCTGACGATTGGGAGCCCCTGGATGCTATCTCTGGTTTCTGAAGCGACAAAAAATTGCCCAAAGTGCAAGCAGGAGAAAATTTTTTCTGCTTTTGGCAAAGACAAGTCCAAGAAACTCGGTCTCTCCTCGTACTGTCTATCTTGCACGGTTGAAAATCGAAAAGCCAACTACGCAAAAAGCCCGGCAAAAGAAAAAGAGAAACTCAAAGAGTACTATAGGGCTAACAAAGAACGTGCTCGCGGCTATAGCATCAAGGCCTTGTATGGGTTGAGCTTGGCGCAGTACAAAGAGATGCTGGCGCAACAGAACAATTCGTGCAAAATTTGCAAGACGCACGAGAAGAATTTGAAGCGCAGACTGTTTGTTGATCACTGCCACGAAACGGGCAAAGTTCGTGGACTACTCTGCCAGTACTGCAATACAATGTTGGGAAATGCGAAAGACAACGTACTTGTCCTGCATTCCGCAATAAGCTATCTGTCATCTTCTTCGTGACGGATACGAGCCAGAAGGGGATGAGATGGAAGCCAACGAATTCTACGAGCCTACTGAGGGCGACAAAGAGCTGCTGGCCTTTGTAACAGATCACTGCGACCGCTGGCGCGACTGGCGCGACACCAACTTCCTGCCTTCCTACCTGGAATATGAGCGCATCTTCCGTGGCCAGTGGGCGGCGGAGGACAAGATGCGCGAATCTGAGCGCTCCAAGCTGGTGACGCCCGCCACGCAGCAGGCCGTTGAGACTCGTCACGCGGAGATCATGGAAGCGATCTTCGGCCAGGGTGAGTTTTTTGACATTGAGGATGACATCCGCGACGTTAACGGCAATCCGCTTGACGTTGAGATGCTCAAAGCTCAGTTGATGGACGATTTCAAGCAGGACAAGATCCGCAAATCCATCGACCAGATCGAATTGATGGCCGAAATCTACGGCACGGGCATTGGTGAGATCGTCGTCAAGACTGAAAAGACGTTTGTCCCTGCAACTCAGGCCATTCCTGGCCAACCGGGTCAAGCGGCCATCGGTGTGATCGAAAAACCGCGCATTGCGGTGAAGATTGTGCCGGTCAACCCCAAGAACTTCCTGTTTGACCCCAACGGCACGAGCGTTGACGACTGCATGGGCGTGGCGATTGAGAAGTATGTCTCAATCCACAAGGTGGTCGAGGGCATGGAGCGCGGGATCTACCGCAAAGTGAACATCCAAACGGCGTCGGAAGACACCGATCTGGAGCCGACGCAGGAGATCAGCCAGTACGAGAGCGACAAGGTTCGCCTCTTGACGTATTACGGGCTGGTGCCGCGCGAATATCTGAAGAATCTGGAAGAGAACAAGGAAGTCGCCGACCTGTTCCCCGATGATTCGGTGGCCGATGAGTACAGCGATCTGGTGGAAGCGATCGTCGTCATCGCCAACGAAGGGTATCTGCTCAAGGCCGAAGAGAACCCGTACATGATGAAGGATCGCCCTGTGCTGTCCTATCAAGATGATACGGTTCCCA